GCCGCCCGAACCTACATCGCCTCCCAGGGCAAGTACCTGCGCTTCAGGCCTTGGGACTACCAGCTGGACCTGATCCGCACGATCCGGGGCCACCAGAACACCTACGTCAACAAGAGCCGCCAGACCGGTGTTTCCGAGACGATCATCAGCTACATGCTCCAGCAGGCCATCCAACGGCCGGCGTGGGTCGGGATCATCTTCAGCAAGACCGGGGAGGACGCAAGCGAGCTGGCGGCAAGGATTAAGGGCCAGGCCGCCTCCCTGGGCTCCGCCTGCCCTCCCCTGCCGAAGGACAGCGCCCGGAAGCTGGTCTTTCAGGGCCGCGGCTCCCTGCACTTCCTACCCCCCACTGAGCGGGCCGCCCGAGGCATCCCCAGCGCCTCCATGGTGCTTTTCGATGAGGGGGCCTTTATCGAGAAGCTCGCCGGCATCGAGACCGGTGCCATGCCCACCCTTTCCCTGCTGGGGGCCCGGGCCAGGGCCGTGTGGGTCTCCACCCCCAACGGCCGCAGCGGCCGGTTCTACGAGCACTGGGCCACCGACCACGGCGAGGTGCAGGTTGGCGACAGCTTCGTCAACGACATTCCGACCAAGCGCTGCAGCCCCGATGGCCAGTTCGCAAAAATCGCCATCCACTGGAGCCAGCACCCGATCTATTCGCTGGATCCGGACTATCCAGAGAACACCCGCCGCAAGTTCCAGCTCACCCAGCAGCGCTACCGGCAGGAGTTCGAGCTCGACTTCGCCGCCACCGACGCTGAGGTCTACCCACACGACCTGATCGAAGCGGCCGAGGCCATCGGCGGCCTGCAGCTGGCCACCAGGGGCCACTCCTACGTGATCGGGATCGACCCGAATGGCAGTGGCGACGACGAATGGGTCACCACCGTGCTCGACATCACCTCCAACCCCTGGCAGGTGGTGGCCCGTTTCAACGACGCCCGGCGCAGCCGCGACTACGGCCTGCAGCGCACCGCCCGCCTGATCGACGAGTACAGCCCCGAGATGGTGGCGATCGAGAACAACGGCGTCGGGGCCAACGTTGGCGAAGCCCTTTCGATCCTCCGGCCCGGAGTGCCGATCGAAGAGTTCGCCACCTCCAAGCCCTCGAAGATCCGCATGACCGACCGCCTGCTCCTGCTGCTGGAGCAAGGCGAGCTGGGGATCCCCCCGGACGACATCTACGGCACCCAGATGCGCACCTTCCGCCAGGGGGCCGACGGCACCCGCGAGGCCGCGGCCGGCTGCCACGACGACGCCGTGATGAGCCTTGCTGCAGCGTGTGAAGCAGGCGCCCGGACTCGACCGATGATGGCCGAATGGGTCAAGATGGTGTGAGTTCAGAACATCAGTACCTAATGACGAGACGGTTTGCCTCATTCCCCCTGGCTTTCCCGCAGGACAGACACTTCCTGCGGCCCCGGCCCTGGCAGGTGACAACCACGACCGGCAACAGCCGCACCACACACCAGCTGGAGGCCACCACGGCTGCCGCCGCGATCCTCGCCGGGCTGGAGCTTGGTGGGCCCCACCTGCAGCCGGCTGATCCGTGGTGCGGGCCGTGATGGCCTTTGCTCCCGCTGCTGGGCCGCTACGCCTGCCGGTCGGGAAGACCTCAGGCAGCGAGTTGCTCGCTCTCGTCGGCGAGCTGCAGGGGGGAGCTGACCAGTTTCCACCGCTTCGCCAGCAGCGGCCGGTGGCCAGCCAAGAAGTCCCTCACCGTGTTGAACGGGATCCCCTTGGCTGAAGCGAAGGCCCGCTCCTGGCCGACGATGATCTCCTGCGCCCGCCCACCCACTTGATCCCTCAGCCGCCACCTGGGCGCATCGAGGTGGTTGGGCTGGTCATCGGCGGAGCGTTTCACCCACCAGATCCAGGTGCCGCCGCTGTTGCCCCTGCTCACCCTGCGCAGCAGGCCCAGGGCCGCCAGCTTCAAGATGTTGCGGTTCAAGCTGTCTCGATCGGTGCCCAGCTGCTCCGCCAGATCGCTCAGGCTGCACCACCACCCTGGCACCAGCTGCTCGATCTGCACCAGCGTGATCACCAGCTCGGCGCGCAGCTCGCGCCGCAGCTGCGCCAGGTAGGCGGGCTGGATCACAGAATCAGCCCCAGCTGTGCACCGTTGATCCGGTGCTCGGCCATGGTGAAGTAGACCGGATCCCGCTCGATGCCGATGCCCTGGAATCCCTCGGCAAGAGCGGCCTTGATGGTGGTGCCGCTGCCCATAAACGGATCCAGCACAACGCCACCCGGTGGGGTGACCAGCCGGCAGAGGTAGGCCATCAGGTCCAGCGGCTTGACTGTGGGATGGGTCACGCCCTGACGCTCTGAGCTGTCGGCCTTCGGGCAGTAAAAAAAACGGGCGGCGCTGCCGGTGTCTTGGCCGCGTGGGGCATGGCACTGCTGTTGGCCCTCTGCGCCGTGGTAGCCCATGCCGCCCCTTCGAGTTGGATTGGCTCCGCTGGTGGTCTGCGGGAACAACCCCACCACTTCGCCTTCACCCGAATGGATCAGGTTGGCGGGCCAGCGGCCAGCAGTGGTCTGCTCACCGCTTGAAGTGGCCCCAGTACTTTGTCCGCTCGATGCCGTTGCAGACACTACGGTTTCAGTCCGCACCATCACGGGCCGCGCTTCCGCGCCCACCCTGCACCCATCCACATTGAGCGCCCCGGTGCCGTGCTCCAGCACGTTCGCGGCCACGGTGCCGGTCAGCGGCTTGCGGGCCATGGTGATCGGCTCTAGGGCGGGCTTTAACGCGGTGCCCCAGCCGGACCACTGCTGGGCTTCGGGGGTGGCGGGGGCGGTGATGCTCAACTCGTCGCGTGTTTCGCCTTCGGCGTAGGCGTCAGCTGACCGGCCGGCTGTGGCTCCACCTTGCCCCCCAATGATTCGCGCCGTTCCTGTGAGCTTGCGTCTCCCCACCACCTCCCGCTCAGCCCCTGCCGCCTTATCAATCGCCTTGCTCACGTCCAGCGACTTCGGGAACCCCGACCCGTAGACCCAGGCGATCATGTCCCGGATCTCAAAACCCGCATCCTCAATCCGTACCGCCATCCGGTGCTGGGTGCGGGTGCCGGCAAAGGCCAGCAGATGCCCGCCAGGCTTGAGCACCCGGAGGCACTCGGCCCAGATCGCCACGCTGGGCACGTCGTAATCCCACCGCTTGCCCATGAAGGCCAGGCCATAGGGCGGATCCGTCACCACCGCATCCACGCTGCAATCAGGCATGGTGCGCAGCACGTCAAGGCAGTCCCCCATTAGCAGCCGGCAACCGGTCAAGACCACCGGCACCACCAGGGCAAACAACGCCGCCAGGCGCGCTTTGCTTGCCCCTCCTCGCTGCGCCCTCCTGCTGGACCCAGAGCGGCTTCCACCTCCAGCTCCATGATTCGCCGGTGGGCTTTCTCCACGGTTCGTTCAAGAATTGCCTTGTCCCGGGCCAGCAGCAGTGCCTGGTGCAGCACGGCCTCAGGATTGCGCCTGAACGTCCTTCGCACCACAAGTTCCTGCACCTTGAGCCGAAACTCAACCTCTTCGGTGAGCTCAGGCACCCGCCAATGGCCCCATCCCATCTCAGGCAGCCCTCCGGCGGATTTCAGCAACTGCATCAGGGTTTTCTTCACGCCAGCGCTGCCAGCTTTCGTCTGTGAGCTTCAAGTTCAGCCATTCCGGCGTGTCCGGCTTCGGCTTGAAGGGCGACTGTCCCGCTGTGCAGCGTTCGCACAGGTTCACCCACTCTTCTTCGCCCGATGAATCTTCTCGACAGCCCCTGTGCATATGCTGATCGCAGAAGTATCGGCCGCAGCCATGCTCGTCGCCATCGTGCATCCCTCCGCAGACGTGGGAGAGCCCGCGATCGATGGGCGCTGAGCAATCGGGATGGTCGCACACTGATGGGACGCCATAGCCGACGTCGCGGCCTTGTGCGTTTTCGCCGACAGCCCAGCCCATCAACCGCCCCTCCGACGCTTCGGCCGGGGCCACAGCACCCGCACCGACCGCGGGACGCCATCGCGCACATCAATGGCCCCGGCTGCCTGGAGGTGCTTGAAATGGGCCTGGATTGTGCTGGTGCTGGCCAGCTGCCGCACCACCATCACGTCGCGGAAGCTCGGCGAGATGCCGTGCTGATCGATGTACTGCCTCACGGCATTCAGCGTGAGCTGCTGTGATTCGCTCAGCCCGCGCTCGGTCTGGATCTCGCCTGCAGGGCCAGGGCCGTTGGCCGTTTCCGCCATGGACTCACAACGTCGTTACATCGCAACGAACTTACTCCCGACTGGAACACCAGTGCTACGCGGCCAGTGGGAAAAGGAGCAGCTGCTGCTCGATCTCTATCTCGGTCACCAGCAGCTCCACCTGGCCCCCGCCGTGCTGTTGATCGGTGGCCATCAGGTGCTTCGCCATTGCCAGCGCTCGCTCCCACAGCCGTTCGGCAGCCAACCGGGTGATGCCCATCGCTAGGCCAGCCTCTTGGCAGGTGTGCCCGGCCAGCCGGCGGCCCATGATCTCCTGCAGATCAGGCCAGGGTTCTAGCGCCTCCAGCACTTGGGCACGCTGTTTGGTCGTGGTGTCCGCTGTTGTCGTTGTGTCCGCCACGGTGGTGATGTAGGCATCCCCCTCGCCATCGTTCATCAGGGAATCGAGCGAAACCACCTGCCGCACGGCGGCAGCCTGCCGCAGGATCAGCAGGTCGGCGGCGCTGATCTCCATCCCCTCCATCGCCTCCTGATCCGTCGGAGATCGGCCCTCACGGGCTGTGAAGGCCTCCACCCATTGGCGCAGCTGGTTCATCTTCGATGCCCGCTTCACTGGGAGTCGAATCGATCCGGAGGTGTGCACCAGCCGGGTCATCGACTGCCGGATCCACGGAACCGCATAGGTCGCGAAACTGAAGCCCCGCGTGGGGTCGTATTTCTCCGCCGCCCTGGTGAGCCCGATCGCACCCTCCTGGATCAGGTCCTGCGGCTCCAGGGCCACCACCGAGGACACCGAAAACGAGCGGGCCTGTGTCGCCACCAGCAGCATGTTGCGGGCCACCATCCGATCCCGCGCCCGCCGGCCGGCCCGCTGCACCCCCGGCGGTGCCTCCTCAGGTGCCGGATCCCAGTCCAGCCACTTCCGAATGGCCCGACCCAGCAACACCTGCTCCTCCCTGGAGGGGATGGGCAGCCGCGCATACGAACCGAGCAGCGAATCGAGCGGGGCGCCCAATGGACTAGGGCTGATGTTCGGCCCCAGCCTATGGCGCGTAACGTCGTTGGCCAGTGATATAGCCAACTCGCCAGGCCTACCCTGGGCCTAAGCGCACTGGCCCGTGTCGATTGGTTTTCTGAGCTCCGCTGATTCCCGACCTGAGTGGCGGCTGGATGGCGCCCTGATCAACGTCCTCACCGGTCTGGGCACCGCGAAGGACCGAAACGAAGCGATCGGCGTCAAGCGCTCCCGGATTCTCTCTGAATCTGCTGTTGATGCCCTCTATGAGCAGAGCTGGCTGATCCGCCGGATCGTGGAGAAACTCCCCCAGCAGGGCACCCGCAGCGGCTGGGACCTGTCGGTGGGGGATGAAACCTCCAGCCGCATGAAGGCCCAGCTCGATGACGTCGTTGGCTGGACCGAAAAGCTGCACCTCCGCCCGGGCCTGGCCGCGGCAGCCACCTACAGCCGCCTCTATGGCGGTGGCGCCCTGGTGCTGATCGCCGACGACCGCACGCCGATTGATAAGCCTCTGAACCTCAAGCGGCTGCGGACCATCCACGGCTTCTACCCGATCGATCGTTGGCGCCTCTACCCCGCCGCCGGCTGGTCCGGCATCGGCGAGCCGGAAAGCTATTGGTTCTGGACTCAGGCCGATCGGGACCTGCAGAAGCTCAACGATCAGGCCGGCAGCAAGATGGTGACCAGTGCTGGCCTGGGCCTCACCGAAGCCACCCAAATTGAGATCCACAGCAGCCGGGTGATCCGCATCGAGGGACTCCCCTGCTCCTGGCGGTCACAGCAGGAGCGGCAGTGGTGGGGGGTGTCGGTGGTCGACCTGGTCTGGGATGTCTTCAAACGCTGGGAGACCGGCCAGCAATCGGCTGCCGACATCCTCCACGACTTCGACCTGGTGGTGCACAAGCTGCCGGGGCTGGCCAACATGCTCGCGGCCGGGGGGGAAGACAAGCTGCGCCAGCGCCTGCAGGCCAACGCCATGGCCCGCAGCACCATCGGCGCCTACCTCCTGAGCGACGGCGAGGAGCTCACCAACCTCAACCGCTCGGCAGCCGGCATCGCCGACATCATCGCCAACCTCAAAAGCGAGATCACCGGCGCCTCAGGCCTGCCTCACACCCTGCTATGGGGTGAGTC